CGGTCGCGAGTGAATCCATCCTCGACGAACACACCCCACAGCACCCGTGCCACGTCAATCGGAAGATCGGCAGGCGGGTCGTACTCTCCACCGATGTACTCGACGATCCGCACGCGATCCCCCCAAGGCTCGAAGGTGGCAGAATCGCCGGTGACTGCATTGGTCAGAATGAACATCAGTATTCTCCTCCGAGCGCCATCTCGCGCTCGCCTTCGATTTCGTAGTCTCGCGTCCAGCCATTAGCCATCATGGCCTTCCATTTAGCGCGTGCCTCACGGCGCAGCAGGATGGCCGTCTCGTGACGACCTTCGTCACGCTCCACTGTAACCGTCACCGTAGGACCGTGAACTTGAAACGTGGCTGACCGGGAATCAGTGGGCCAACCGTTGTTCCAGCCGAGATAAGTCACGAGGCTGAAGGTTCCGTCGATCATCTTGTGTCTCCTTAGTGGTGGTGTTGATGGTGTCAACCTACTCGTCGCTGTTGCGGGTGTCAACACCCCGAGACAAAAAAAATCAGCGAGCCATCTCCCAAGCGATCGCGCCAGCCAGCGCGGCCCACAGATACCGACGCCACGCGACAGGTTGCTCGTACTTCTCTGGCTCCGACACGACGACCTCTCCGATGTCGAGAGATGCTCTCGGGTGCGTCGATCTCGCGAGCACGACGGTCCTGCCGTCGCCCGTCTCGGACACGACAAGCTCGCCCGGTATCGTGACCCCGTAGGTCAGCGTGTGACGAGCGGGCGGAAGGTCGAACCGCCACGTCGCCGTGAGAAGCCCGTCGTCAATCTCGCCCTCCCAACGCTCGACCGTATCCGCGAGAGCCGTGAGAGAGTCCGTGAGCACCGTCGCTCGTTGCGCTAGTGACTCGACCTCCCCCTGTGCTCTCGCTGAGAGATCTGTCAGCATTGCGATCTGGATGCCAGCGTCATCAAGACGAGCCACCAGAGCCGCACTCGTGCTGTCCCTCTCGCTGATCGCTTGCGCCAGATCACGCCGAGTAGATGCAACCGTCGCGCTCCATGCGCTGTCTCGCCGGATCGCGTCGATGGCCGCGTCGGCGGCTATGCTGTCGGCCCGCGTGTCAGCCCGAGCCAAGCGTTCGCGAGTCGCGACGAGTTGCCACTGCGTCACCATCACGACGACCAAGAGGACAACCGCCGCGATTCGTTCCACCTAGATCGTTGCCTCGACTGCGAAGCTGATCCGCTGGGTGCGACCGTTGAAGCCAGTCACCGGATCGACGATGTAGGGCTCCGCGATGTAGTCCCCGGCAACGTCGAAGTCGCTGGCGAGCGTCGTCGTAACCTTGACCTTGCCGTCCGTGCCCGTGCCGTTCCCACCGTCAGCAGCTTCAGCAAATGCCGCCGTGAAAGTCTGCGGACTCGACGCCGCACCGTCAGGTTTGCCAACCACCACTTGAAGCGTAGAAGCAGCCGACACATCAAAAGCAGATTCCGTTCCATTCTCGTCCACCTGTACCAAGTCGATGACGAGGATCGCGCCGATCTGGCCGACCTTGAATCGACAGTCCGTGCAACTCACAACCGTGACTCCTTGAAGAGACGCAGCGCAACGAGGCTATCTCGAAAGCCTCGCGCCCACGTCGATGACTTGAAAATACGGAGGAGCACCCGCGACTGGTAGAACTCGCGCACCGATACTCGTGAGGTAGCGTATCCACGCAAGGCCATCAGCATGACTCCCTAAATACGCGCAGCGGTACACACGACCTCACGAACGCCCTGACGGCTCCGATGATCTCAACGATCAAGCTCTTGCTGTACCCGTAGGTCGCGATGCTGCCCTGCCCGCCGCGTGCGTAGCCGTAGGTCGGGATCATGTCAGGCGATCCCTGCGGTCCACACCTTGACCGCGATAAGTCTGCGTACCAGCGATGTCCTCGTAGATCGGAGCCGTGACGAGCGGCGTCACGCCGTCGTCATCGTAGATCGTTAGCGTGCCCCCGGTCGGGTCAGTCTCCAAGCGATTGCGCTGGATCTTTTCGATCAACGTCAAGCGGCGTCCGTCGAGCAATTCGTCCACCACGGTCGCGCCGACCGATGAGTCGAGGAGCTTGCCGACTCCACGCACGACGACCGTCCCAGAGGTCACGGTCGATTCCAGAATCACCTGACCACTAGCGAGGTCGATGGACGCGCTCTCTGGGCCGGTTTTATTCCGAAGCGTGATGCCGCCGTGATAGCCGCGCATCGATAAGGTGCCGCCTGCTCCACCCATGTCGAGGATTGGTGTCCCGACTCCCGCAACCCCCGACCAGCAATCGACGATACTGGCTGTGGCGTTTCCACCGCCGACCGTATTCTTGGTAATCGTTCCCATCAGAGTGCATCCACGAAGCTCACCGTTGCGGATCTCAAGGTCTTCGGCCATGCAGTTGACGAGCGTGGATTGATTGTCGAGGACGCCCGTCACATACGCCATCGTGATGGTACACTCTTCCAATGTCGCGTCTTCATCGACAATGATATTCGTCCGACCCATGCCCTCACCCATCAGCGTGAAGCCTGTCATTGAAACGGTTGGGCCTACCGTCAAATCAGACACCGCATGGAGGTGTGTGATGTTGTGCTCTGCGGCAATCGTAAGCGCATCGGCAACATTATCAACAGGGTAAAGCATCGTACCCTGCGGGTAACGTGTGCCCGATGAGCCGTTGACGGTGTCGATGTGGATGGCACCGCCGAAGCTCATGTCCTGCTGGAAAGCACCATCAATGAGGTTGTTCACCACGTTGACGTTCGGGCCTGAGTTGTCGATCAGCTTTCCTACGCCTGTGATGTAGATGGTACAGGCACCCGTCACCGTCGAGTCTAGCTCCAGTGTGCCTGTCACCATGTCGATAGACATAGGCTTGGTGCCGGTTTTGTTGACGACTTTCATCTCGCCCGACCAAGCGCGAGCATTTATCATCGCGTCACCGTTGCAGTCGATGATGGCGGGTTGGCCTACGTCGAAAGCGTCTGCGGACGAGCACGAATTGAGCATGATGATCCCGCCCCCCGTATTGCCTCTCATGCTGTACGAAAGTCCAGAGGCGAGATCACCACGTACCACGCATCGCTCCGCGTGTCCTGCAAAATTGTCTACCCCTTTCAGGGCGACAGATGTGATGTAGGTGCCACCGGACAGCGGACCCGTCAAGATGAGGTTGCGGTACTCCGCGCCTGTCACGGTCGCCCCTGCCGGAATCGTCAGCGCAGTCGTGCGCGGGCTCCTGCCTTGGAAGAGCATATCCGTATGATCGGGGCCGATGTCTACAGTCAGGTGATCGGTGAGCCGGATGGTCGTTAAACCCTTGGCGTCTGCGATGGCTTGTGCATCTGAACTGTTGTTGACCGGCGAGCGAGAGGTGCCGCTCGGGAAGGTTGTGCCCGTGCCGCCGCTGGCTGTATTCACCCAGACCGAAGCGTTTGCGTAAGATGCAAACTCCGCGTCCTCTGCTGTCACAAGCCCTGTGATGTCGAGGCTGTCCGGTGTCCCTTGGTTGTCGATTGGAGCCGTGACGCCACGCACGGCAAAATCGCCACCCGTGACCGAGGAGTTGAGCCGAAGCCAGCCACTCTGGAAGTCAAGATTCGTCGTGTCGCCTGTAGACAGGTCGAAAAGCTCCAGCCCCCCGGTATAGCCGAGGATTTGCACGAACGCATCGCTTGTCAGGTTTGCGCCGGAAAGCTGTGCAGGGTTCGCGCCCGGCACACCGGAACCGAGATTTAGGACCGAAAAATTGCCGCCGAGGTAAACGCGGTTGTCCGCGCCGAGCGGGTCGGGCAGCAGGAGAGACTCTGTGAAGATGCCTCGCACCCCGGTCGTGCCTCCGTAGAACCCCACATAGTCGCCGTAGAAAAGCTCTGTGCCGCCAAAGTCACCGTCGAGATAGATACGCTCGAAGCGAGCCCCGTCCACGTTGTTCCCGGCAGCGAAGAAAATGGACTGGCCCGGTGTCGTCGCGTGAACATCGAACCCGGAAATGTCTACATCACAGGTGATTGGGGTCGTAAGCCCTCCAGCGAAAAGCTGGATCTCGTGGATCGCGAACTTGCTGGCAATAGCAACCGCGTCGGCAAAATTATCGACCGGCAGAGATGGGGTGCCGTAGGGGTGGTCTTGGACTACGGCTGGACTGCCGCTTACCGTATCAATCCATACGGCACCTTGGAAGTCCAGACGCTCCTGTAGGCCAGAGATGTCCTGCAGCCCTGCGGAGTTCGCAGACCGTAGCGAGACTTGGTTCACGTTCACCACATCAGCGACATTGGAGTTCGCGCCGACTAGATTCACTGCGTACTGACCGTCCTCGAAAGTCACCGTATACCCGTTGATGATTTCGATGACGCGAGCGAGCGTCACGCCCCCGACCGTGACCGTTGTATTGTGTCGGTGCGTGTCGAGGTAGGCCATGCCGGTCGGGTCGTCCTCAAGGTCTTTCAGTTCAAGCCGGAAATCATTGAGGTCAAGCTGACGAATTTCTGATGGCGACGATTGGATCAGCACCATATCCGCACGGGGTACATTGATGATCTTTTGACCCCAGTCGATTGATATTGCCATCGTTACCTCGTCGTAGGCCCGCTACCAAGCAGGGACATCACGAGCGCCGTCATGGATGTCAACTTGGTTTCGAGTTCGGACACCTTCATCTGCATGGCAGTGATGGAACCATCATGGTCGGACAGCCTCGCACCATGCTCGTCGCGTATCACCTTCATCGCGTTCGCCAAGGCACGGGAGTTCCGGTACTCATGGGAGCGCGACAAGATGCTACGCTCTTCTGGCGTCAGGTCGCCGGGGATCAAAGGCTCACTCATCACTAATCAGTAGGACGGTAGTCGAAAAACCCGAGACGGTGATCGTGCCCGTGATGTCAGAAGTTTTGTAGAATGGCCCCGCCCCAGATGACAACCGTGCCTTCCCTACGACCGGCTGATCTGACACATAGTTGAAGCCTGTGTTTTCGATGACCCCGCTGGCGTTGGTGGTGCCGCTCAAGATGTCCGTTCCTGCGGCGAGCGGTCCACCGCTGTCGGCCTCAAGCAACACCCTTGCGCCAGAGATCGCTGTCTTGGTGTCGGCGTCCAACACTGTGACGGATACCGTGACGGTGTTGTTGATGACGACGGTCGCGCCAGCCGTGCGGACAGTCGGAGTATCGCCGCCGTCTGTGATGTTAATTGTGCAGGTGCCGCTCGTTGCCGACACATAGATCGCCGCATCGTTCGCACCGTCTGAGCCGTACCCGAAAAACCTAATATCCGACAGGGTGTAGGTTGTCGCGGTATCAAGTTCAATGGCGTGACCGGAACCCGATTGCGCGAAAGCCGTACCGTACAGACCAGTTCCGAGAGTGGCGTTGCCGAACGTCGGATCTTGCAGGGTGGCTACACCGGATGCCGACTGTGTGTTGATGACCGCCAGATCGAACTTTGCACCGTTCTGTGTCAGAAGGGTGCATTTCATCACAGAGGCTGTCGCGTCCACACTCGACTGCAACGTGATGTTGCGGAAGTTATCGTACACACCAGCAATAAACGCCAAGCCAGACGAGCCGGTGAATATCATGTCTGGGCGCGTATCCTCGGTCGTAGAGCTACCGAGCCCGATATGTGTCGAGGCGTCGATGAACAGTGTCGTCGCTTGAGACAGATTGACAAGCAACCCGAGGTCGCCCGCCCCGTGGTAGCCGTCAGGATAGATCACTGTCGCGAAGTCGTCGCGGAAACTTGCCGATGTCGCCGCAGTGCCGATGTCGAGTCGTCCGTTGCAAGTGATGGGCGAGCCGGACCCTAACGGCTGGAGCACAACACCCCAGCGATTGTTTATGGTGTCTTGATCTTCGGCAATGAAATCTTCGTATGTGCCGACAGGATCAGCACCACCCCCGCCCGTCAGTTGGAGGCCAGTGCCAATATCAATCGCGTCGAGGCCAAGGTTTTCCGATTTCGAGTTTCCATTTTGGAAAGCAGCCTCAAAACCAAAGTAATCTACAGCGGTGAGAGACGGTGTTCCGCTGCCTGTCCCCTCGCGCCATGCCGAGACTTCAGGGTTTAGGCCAAAAATAAGAAAGCCGCCTTGGGAGGGCCAAGCATTAAACCGCGACCTGTTTGCAGCGGTTCCGGCGACTACATAGTGGTAAAACGCATTGTTAGCCGAACCCAGCGTAATCCGAGCCCCGTTTGCTACCACAAGATCAGCAAAGTCAGTAACCACGCACTTCACGAACCAAAGCTGACGGTTCGCTGCGGTCATATCTACCGCCCCCGCACCGGGGTCGTATTCGATTCCGCCATAGGTCGCAGATTGAATCTGCTTATTGACGATGTTTGTGCCTTGATACCTGTTTTGCGGCTCTTGGGATGGGGCCGGACCTGTCGCGTTCAGGTTAGACCAATTCGTATTACTGTCGGAAGCGTTGACCCGCGTTCCTTGGAAGGCAACGACCACGACAGCCATGACTCTACTCTACCCCTTGAAAGCCATCCAATGCACCGTTCAGCGTGAACAGCAACCCGAGGGCATACTCAAACCACGCCATCGTTTCTGCAAGCGTGATGTCCCCGGCTTCGTGACGCGCATCTATCGCGTCTAGATGAGCCTCTTGCGATGATATGAATGCGATTGGGTCCGACGCCTCCCCTCGCTTTATCGCCGCAGAGACGGCAACGCGGTCGAAGTCGCCGCTCGAAAAACGCAGGGCTTCCGGCAGGTAGACGCGCTCGCCTTCGTCAGTCAGCCCTCGCACATTAGCGATAGCCTTAACGCCTTTGCGTGTCTTATCCGGCCCCGGTGGACAGGAATAGATGAACCGCTGAATGTGGAGTTTGTTGAAAACCACATCCGGGTATCTCCGGTCAGCGACTTCAATCGCCATGCTTAGGCGTCAGATGTCCGAATCGCCACCGCCGCACCGCCGTTCGAGCCCAGCGTACCTGTCGTCTCGAAGGTCTTGATCCCTACGAGATCGCCTGCTGTTCCGCCGTCGCGGACTCGAACGAACAAATCGCGATCCGTCGAGTACACACTGGTGAATGTGGCAGTCGTGGCGCTCGCCAACTCATCGACGTAGCTGATGAACACGTTGTTGCCGATGGATGCGTTCGTCGTGTCGAAGTCGGCAACATTTGCGACATCCGCTTCCGAAGCAGTCGGGTCAATCGTGAACGTGGCACTGGTATACGAGGTGTAGATCAATCGCCGGAAAACACCAGCGTTGTCGGCCACGCGAATTGTGCCCGACGTAGGCGTGTCGGATGGGATCGTGGTGTTGATCTCGACCGAGGTGATGTTCGCGGTGGTCAGCGCAGTAGTCGCGACCGTGAACTGCCCCTCCTGTAGCACACCCGCCGCCTCTGGCCCGACGAGTACATAATCTTCGCCCGAGATAAGTGCGCTTACCGTGAACGTGACGTTGTTCGGGGGGATGATCTGCGTGTTCGTGAGGTCGAATACGCGGTCGTTTGCGGCGAGATCGTCGGAGCCGATACCGAGTCCGTATGCACCGATAATCGCGGACCCCGTAGACTGACCGACGAACGGGCTTGAAACTGTCCGCTCGGTGACCGTGACGTTGACATCACAGGTCGCAGCACCATTCCCCGTGATCGTGACGCCATCAGCGGGAACCGTGCCCTCAAGCAGTTGAATCCACATCTTTGTCGGCGCAGTCGTGGAGTCAATCGCCAAGAGTTGCGCTCTGCCGCCACCCGCCCAAGTCACCTCTTCCGGCTCGACAAAGGTTCCGGTTGGCGTGTCTACGTCGATCTCATGCGTGATGCCACGGAAAATCTCACCTGCGAGCCCGTAGATCGTGGTCGCCTCACCATCTCGCGTGAGCCACTTGAGGCGCTCGTAGAAATCGTTCTTACTACGAGAACCAAGCTCCCAGTTTGAGTAGTAGAACTCGTTCGTCGTGTCACCGTTACCGTCAATGCCAACATAGCCCTCGTTGTCATTCACGATGTCGGTGTAACCTGAGACGGTTCCGGCTGCAGTCGCGTTGTTGAGGTCAGTAGCTTCAGACAACGCTAGGACGTTATTGCCTCGCGATGTGCCGTTGATCGGGAACTCTGAGTAACCCTGCCCGTACTGGCGCGACATCCCCAAGAGCCGTCGCCCGTCAAGGTCCGCGCCGGATGTGCGGACTTTGATCATAAAGCGATGGCTGATGCCCTGTGCCGAATCGGCGTTGAAACCGGACGGGGAGAACGAGTTCCAAAAGTCGTTCGTTACCCGTGCGCCTTCTTGCAGGACGTTGATCTTCGAGGTGTTCCCGAAGTTGACAATACCGTCCCAAATGTCATCGCCGCCAGCCTGAATAATCGACCCATCGTAGAGATGTTCGCTCGCCGTCTGGTCGATGTTGTAGGGCGACAGCAGTTGGACAATGTTATCGGTTGATCGATCCGATGGCGTGTCACTCGTGATGTCGAGGATGTCATCGGGAGTCGCGACTGCATCGTCGGCAAGGTCTTGGAGCCAACGGTGGAACGCGATCACCGTGTAGTAGCCGGGAGACGCCCCACCGTGGGCATCACCTGTGTACCGGATGTCGCCGTTCAGGGCTACTGAGAAATCGTCACCAATCGCCATATTTCTACGCGCTAGGTTTGAGGCTGTCAGCGTAGCCGTCGAGCACGCTAGGAATTATGAACGGTGCGGCACCTTTGGAAAATACGGCTAGAAGCTCAGTCGATCAACTCACATTCATTACGTGTCCTGCACCTCTACCGTGACGCGCTCCTCGCGAGCCCACGCCTCTGCAATCATCGCGTACAAAGCTCGGTAGGCGTCCGTCGAGGAGCTGACCGTGTACTCGCCATCTTGGTCGCGGTACGAGTAGCCGACTAGGATGCAGCCTTCCGTGTCGTCGTCGGTGTTCCCTACATGGATGTAAACGTAGGCGAACCCCGGCACGTCACGCAGCCAAGCCATGCCTTGATGCAGGTCAGGGAAGCGTTCGGCGTATCGCTGAGTCATGCCGCCCGTAGTGCGCGGCGTCACGTCGTAGATATAGCCCGCCGGGATCGCTGTCTCGCCGGGCACTTTCGGCCCGTCGCGCACCTCGTCCTCAAGCGTGTAGAAAAGAGGCAGGTCATCGACGTACATACGACCGACCGACGAGTCCGCACCATACCCGAAACGGTTGACTCGGATCTCCATGTCAGTCTTTTCGCCAGTAGCTCAAAACCTCACCGACCGTAATAAGACCGAAGCCCACGAAGGCGGTGAGTACCCCGCCGAGCGCAATCATCAGTTCACCCTCCCACAGAGCAGCGTAACCTGCAACGCCGACCCCAGCGAACCCCATGACCGCTTGCCCGATGGTCTTGAGCTTCGCTCGCTCATCGGCTTGATCTGCCTCCGCTTCCTTGACGATTCTGGCGATATACCCATCAACATCCTCCGGTGGGATGTCGTCAGGCACCTGTATGTGTGTCATGTGCGTCTCTCATCATTGCACGGATGTCTCTAAGAAGTGCGTCTACCTCGGCCCTCCAGCCGGTCAGGGCATCCACCTGCTCACCCTGTTTTCGCACTGCATCCGCCAGCGTCGTGAGATCGCTGTCCACCGCCGATACGCCGTCGAGCGCGTCCTGCCACTGCTGCAAGGTTCGGCCAAGTTTGACAAGGTGCTGACCGCCGCGTATCACTGCGCCGACAGCGAACACCGCCGCCACTGCCAGCGCCCCGAGGGTCAACCCTTGTATTGGTGTATCTGGTCCTACCTGCGCGGCAAGCGTACCAACGGCCGCTGCACTTTCGATGACTGTCACTGATCCGATCGCTACTCCCGATGTTGTTAGCAGCAGAGCCCCGGACGTGGCCTTCATCGTTATACCTCAATCCTGTAGCTCGTCGAGGATTGGCAGTAGTCCAGCGGCTTGAAACATCGGCAGCTTCGTCACCGACGCCTCAATCGTTTTCGCCAAGAACTGCGCCTCCTCATCCTCAAACTCAAACTCATGGGCCAGCACGTCGGAAGGCAGACGCCACTCTAGCGAGTCGGTGGTCTGAATCTTTTCGGCTGGCTCTTCGAGCTTGTTCAGGACGCGAACACCTGTCCGCAGTTCAGCGATCCCGCCTTCGGGGTTGCTGAACGCACAGACGGGCCAGACCACGCCCCGGAAAATCTCTGCACTAATGGTCACCTTCTTCATTTGCGGCCACTGCCTCCTTTACATCGTCATGAATGTTGCGGATCACCGTCGAGTGACTACCGCTGAGAAAACGATCAAGCGCCCAACCGATCACCGCGATGAGTACAACGAACGCGACGAGGGTCGGTAGCTTGTCGTATATCACTTCTTGCCGCCCTTGGGTGCGCTGTTTTCAGCGCGGCCACCCTTCGCCTGACGGACCCACTTGAGCCCAGCCGTGGCGATGCCGCCAACGATCACCAGTGCGATGACGATTGATAAGAGTTCAGACGTTTCCATGTGGATCACCTTGTGATGCGTTTGGGTGGTTGTGGAATCTAACCCTCGCCCGCCCCTACGAGCCAGAGTTTATCGGGTGGTCGGTGTCCATCCGAGCCGTCATGGCATTGATTAGTGCCACGACTGCTGCCTGTTCGTCGTCGGCGAGGTCCGCGTATTCCCAATTAAAGCGCTCACTGCGTTCTGGTGCGGCCATCTGAGGGTTGTCTGGGTCTGCCTCAAAGACACACCAGCATCCCAAGTCTACTCTCGAAATGGCTTGGGTAGCTGTGTCAACGTGGACCTCAAGGTGTCGGACTGTTCTGGTGATTGCCATCGTGGTTTCCTTTAGGGCGTGAATCGGATATAGACCCAACTGCATTGAATATCTAGCTCCGCGTCGATCCCGTTGGCACAGATCGTCCATGTCGCTTCGACAAACAGGTTATTCCAGTTTGTGACGCTGTTGATTTCGCTAGTCGTTAGCGCAAAAAAATCACTGCCGAACGTGGTGCCGACCGAGAAGCCGGTACCTATCGCTCGCTGGGTGGTCGTCCCCTCTTTCAATTCGATGTCTAGCGATACGTTGAACCCGGTCGTGATCGGATCTACGATCTTACTCCGTACAAAAACATCGACGTTCTGGTAGGGTGAAGGCTCTGCGCTAGGGTTGCCCATCCCAAAGCGGATCACCCGTGTCTCGTTCGTCGGGCAGACGTTCAGAATCCAGCTAGATGAGACGAGCTTGGCATACGTCGTGTCATTCTGTGTAGTGCTATTAACCGACTGATAGATGTTGGTCGAAGCACCGCCCTCGTCGCGCCAGATAGAGACGCTACTATCGGCGTTCGGGTAGATGTTTTCTGTGATCGGTGCCGTCGCGATGCCGCCGATCATGGGAATCGGATGCGTCATTGTGCTAGGAACCAAGAGCCGATGATGCGGGTGTTCGATCCGGCTGTGGTCTTGAAGAACTGGACGACCGTAATGTCGTTCAGGTCGCCTGCGTTAAGCACAGGCTCAGTGCCGTTAGCCCAGAAGATCGTATCGGTCGAATCCCACGTTACGCTTGACGGCGCACTGGTTCCTTCCTGCACCATGAGGATGTAAGACCCTCCGGGCTGCATAGCATCATCGTCAATCGCGATGATCGTGACTGTGTTTGTGATCGTCAGGTGTAGCTGGTTGCTTCGGTCCCAATCACAAGTCACCGTAGCCGCGACGGTCAGGACGGTCTGATATTCCTCGACGTAGAACTGGGAGTTTTCGACACCCCACCGACCTAGATCGTTGCCCAAACCGTTGAAGTTCAGTCTGCGGTCAGTAGCGACTACAGCCCCACCGGCATAGAAACTGAAATCGTCCGTATTGCCTTCAAGCCGGAACCGCATTTGTCCACCGTTGATGTACTGGACTCTGGCCTTGTCAGTGCCGTTTTGCTTGAACCTGACGAGCGGCTGACCCGTGGCGCTGGTCGTATTGAGCGCCAGAACTGCATCGCTGTTGGAGTTGAAAGTGACAGTATCGGTTCCGTTGTAATCAAAGGTGGCCATGTTGAACGACCTGCCGAAATCGCGAATGTGAATTGGGGCATCTGCAAGAGCGGTGCCCAAGTACGTCGTGCCATCGTCCTCGCCCTGCCAGTAAGCCTTCGCACCATCTTGGTTGGCAAGCGTGATGTAGGGTTTTCCGGTCGTGTTCGAGACTCGTAGTGTCAGGATCTCATCAGCGGCTGTTTGCACCTCAAACGCCCCGTTGTTTTCGTTGACGAGATAGGAGCGACCGTTGTTGTTATAGCTGATATACATCCGGCGATTATTTACTTGATACCACGATAGGTAGGGGTTTCCTGTTGCGCTTGTTTGCCTCATGCGAATCAGTTCATCTCTTGCTTCCGAAATGAACGCATGACGGTTCATAAAGATGTAATTGTTCGGAGCATCTACATCTATAAAGACATCGTCTGACCCCGCTGAAAGCCGCAGTGTACCTGTGGCTGCAAGCCGCATCCCGGTGTCTTGGTCGTTGCCAAAGGCATAGGTCGGAGTCAAATTGGTTCCATCATAATACGGTCGTACCTGACCGACTGTAGTGAAAACCCACTGCTGTGCCGTCGTGTACGCCAGTTGCTGATTGGGAGCGATGTAGACGTTGCCATCGGAAGCGAGGTGCAGATTCTCAACAGTCGTGGTCGAAACGATCGACCTGCCCGTCACATAGGCGTCTGTTGTATCACCGGCTAGGATGACCATAGACGAGTCGCAGCCGATAGAGAAACCACCTTCATCGGTGATCTTCGTCATGCGGGTGTGACCCGTACCACCCCAATCAAGGATGTAGTCGCCTGTAGTGAGCCCGTTGATGTCGATAGCAGTGGTCGCCCCAGAGGCCATACTGATGTCGAGAACGCGAGTGGATGTCGGGGCAGTCGTGTCGGCCTCGCCGTACCCAAGCCGCATATGGCGAGCCAGCGTCAGGTAGCCATCTGTGGACAACGCCATCGCACCACCGGACTGGGTGTGATTGTCATGGCCCCACCAGAATCCGCGATTCGCATCGTCGTTCATTTGGAACGTCATCGCGTAATTCGTACCAAGTGGTCCGAATGTGAAGCTGTTCTGCATCCCAATGGCGTAGAAACTAGTGCTCCATACCCGAATCTTGTCGCGGGTGCTTTGGTTTGTGTGGATCAGTACCGACGTACTGCCGCCAGAGAACACAAGGTCGGCGTTCGTGCCAAGCGTTACGTCAGAACTAGCGGCGAGCGAAACGACGTTGAGCGTGTCGGTCGTGGCGGTGTAAGAGAACTCCGACGCATCCACAAAGTGCGAAACTGCGCCGCTCGTACCGTCCGCCATTATGGGGTAGTAGGTGTCGGTTTCCGTCGTCAGGTCGGTCACTGTGGAGGAGTCAGCAGAGATGTTCCCCAGCCCTGACCCATCCCCAGTAAAACCGCCCGTGCCAGCGATGTTTAGGTCCGTCCCGTCCCATGTCAGTTCATTGGAGCCCGGTCCACTCGACCAATCTGCCTCATGGTCTGTGCCGGTAGAGACGAGGAGCTGATCACTCGACGCCGCGCCTGTGATGAGCGGGATGTTGCGAACGAGGTCAGTGCCAACAATGGTACGAAGCTCGAACGTGCTCCCGTTGTCGTAAGAGTAGAGTGTCTGGTAGCCTGCGAGTGCTGCCGTAGGATCGTTGGCCGATGTCTCGTTCTGGAGAGCGAGCCACCCGTTCAAGCGTGGGGCTACGGTGAAGCTGTAGGTACCCGTGATCGTCTCGTCCACGTTGCTCTCGACGAAGTTACCCGTGTTCATAATGGACAGCGGGATGTCCGAAAACTGGATGCTCTCAACCGCACTCGTCAGACCGCCGTCACCGATCAATAGAGCGTCGAGTCCGACCGGGATAACGCCCGTGTTCGGCGCGGCCCCGATCAGTCCGTCTGCGCCAGACCCGTAGTTGATACGGATGTCGTTAACGACTCGCTGCGCTCCTAGCGAAGCCGTGACGGTCGTGTATCCTAGATCATCGTTGAACGCCGTGAGGTCGATGTCCTCAAACAAAATCCGACGAGAGTCGCCACCGTCCAGATGAAACGGCAGCGAGTCGAGTCCAGTCGGGCTCGTGGCCGTCAGCGACAGATCAACAATATTGAGGTCGAGCGTAACGTCGGTCGCCGTGCCACCCACACTGATACCGCCATTCGTAACCGACGTGAGCGTCTCAACGGCATCTCCAGAGGCCAAGAATGGGAGGTCTGAGACTTCACCGACTTTCACCCCGCCAGCAGCGTCATCAAAGTCGTGGTAGAGGATGTAGTCAGAGCCTGAAATCGCTGTGCCTACAAGATCCTTTGTCAGATCTGCCCCGCCAGTCTCACTCAGCGTCCTTCTGGCGTTGATGAAGTTCGTCGTGCCGTCGTACTTGATGCCAAGGCGTTGCGTGGTGGAGGTGTACTCGTTGGTACCTACTCCCGAATCTTCGATGGCGTTGGCTGTCCAGTTCTGATCGTTTAGGAAGGACCCGAGTGGAATGTCGTTCGCCTGTGACTTGAACAGTCCAGAGCCACGCGAGAATGCCAACTGGTCAGCGCCCAGTAACTTGTCGTCAGGAGCGGTTTCCAGCGTGACATCATCAAGCCCATCGATGTCGAGGGTCAGCGTTCTTGTTGCCGTGATGTCGCCGCCACCGCTCAAGCCGTCGCCAGTAGAAATCGAAACACCTGAGTGATCGACGTGTTCGTTCGCAACGAAGTTGAGCAACGAATCGTGGTCGATTGCGCCGACGTGCTGCGTGACGTTGGACGCCGCGATTAGAGCGTCTGCGAAAGTCCCCGCCGTGATCTTGGCCGCGTCGAGGCTGGGGATATCACCGGCGACCAGTGTGGTGTTGAGCCACGTCAAGCCGGAGTATCGAAGGAAGTCGCCAGCGCCCGGCGTCGTGATCGTGGTATCGGTCAGGCCCGCGAGCGTCGTCGCTCCACCACCGCCGCCGCCGCTGGTGACGCTGGCGAGTGCGACCGTGCCATCTGCCTGCCATGTGAACTTGGCGCTCTTGTCAGCGGCGGGTGCAAGCTGTCGAGTCGGGACGACTTGTGTGCCGAACCGGCGCACATAGAACCCTGCCGCTTGTCGTACAGTCGAGTTCGATACGGTCCACGACACGATCTCCGGTGAGGTCGCCGTGTCGGTCATGTCTGATCCGTTCGGGCTCGACTCGTCCACGCGGATCTGCACGTAGTCGGTCCCACTGCTGTCAATGTGCTCGACCACGACCCAGTACGAGCCGCCAGCGGTCAAACTCACGCGATCCATATCCAGACGCACGACCTGACCAGACGCGCTAAGCGTGGACGCATCGACCGATGTCGTTGCCGCTGCGACGGAGGTGTTCGGCTCGTCAGGTGTCGGCGTCGTGTTGTTGTCGTAGACGTACAAGTTCACGTCGCCAGTTGGCGAGCCGACCCGTTGCAAGTAGACCTCGACCGATGCCAGATCGCGGTCGGTCCCGGCTGGCATGGTGAAGCCTTGCGCCCAGTATGCAATAGATGTCGTGAACGAGAACCACGCATCACCGTTCGCCTCTGCGTAGTTCGCCTCGACGACTTCAACCTCAGCGTCTACCCGGAAGCCGAGATCGTCCTCTAGCGCGAGGTCGAGGATCTGCGTCGTGACAACTGTGCCGTCTTGCCCGCCGCCGCCCGTCGTATCGTTCGGCGTGATCGTGACGCTGATCGCCTCGTCGTATTTGGTGTTCCCGTTGTCGTCACGAGCGAGGAATATCTGTTCACCGCTCGCACCATCTTCGAGGATATGCGTGACCTCAGAATCCGCGGTGACGTTGATCGTGTAGTTGCGCGAGAAGTTCGTCGATGTCACGTCCCCAATGTCGGGACGGTCGAAGTCGTAGACGATGTTGACTGAGCGCGTATTGATCCCCGTGCGGAAGTTCAGTCGCCGCTTCCACTGCTGCGCTGCCACGCCTCCGCTCGTCGTCGCGCCTTGAGACACGAAGCGGTCGCCAGCCATACTAATCGTGATGAACGCACGCTGTGGATCGGGTAGGTCGATCGCGTCGTCGGCTGATTCTTGATCTGGGGTTGTCAGGGTGTACGCGGTCGAGTCGTACTCCTGCAAGCCGAGCCCGACAAGTCCGTCAGCGGTGAGCGCAACGCTACGGACCACGAATGGCTTTTGAGCCCACTGAGGGCCGCTGTGCGTGACGTTGACGACATCTCCGACCTGCAAAGTGTATGCGGCTTGCGTGGCCGTTAGAGTGACGTACACGTCCGCACGCAACTCCTTGAGCATCGTCTCCACCGTGCGCTGCGCTTGGTAGATACTCGTCGTATAGGGGAGCGCGATTTCTAGCCGGTTTTCGATGCCGTTGTCTTCGTCCAGATAGGTCGTCGTTCCTACTGGCGGGAACTGGATGCTGTCGGCCACATAGTCGTCGCCCGATTCATTCGGGAACGTGGCTTCAATAAGGTTCGGTACGCTGGTTCCTTTCCGCGTCCAATCCAACGAGCCGACAATGTTGTCCTCAGTCAACTCAAAAGACTGAGCCGTCTGCGCCTGTCTGATAATCAGCCGATATTTGCCATTCTGCCAGACGAGTTCGCCTCGGCAAGTCGCCAACATCTCAACGAGGTTCGCGGACACGACCCGCGAAGTATCGACCACAGCGTTCATGCGGAACCGCTTCTCCTGCGGTCCTGCCGTGTACGTGTTAACTAACACGTCGCAGTAGTCTGCTGCGTCCTCGAAGCTCTGCGCGTCAATGAAGTCGAGCGCGCCGCCGTCACGCGCAGCGTAGGGGATGCCTGCCCCGTACCGCTTTGAGGTCAGGTAGTCGAGGATGCAGAGTGCCGGATTGTCAGACGATGCCCCAGAGGCGTTGTATCCGATCCATGACGAGGTACGTGGATCATAAACACGGTTCCCGGTCACATCCATTGTGATCTGCGGGACGCCACGCTTCCAGACGTTTTCGTTGTAGAGGCAGAAGAACGCGCCGTATGCTACGCCGCGTGCTTTGTAGTCCGCAGTCCAGCCCATCGCCGTGCCGAGGTCGCTCGGTAGCGTTTGGGCATCGTCACCGTCTTGAATGATGTACTTGAGATAATTCGTGTACGGTAGCGCGACATTCGTATTGACAGCAGAAGACGGGAACGCAGCGGGTGACGTGATGGCGTAGTCGCCGTCATCATAGACGCGGATGTTGTCTACTGCTTGGATGCCAGAACCATCCTCGGAACCGATCGCGATTGCACCCGATTTGACCAGCACATCCTTGCCAGTCGCACCAGCGAAGAACGTGCCGGGGCTGCTGGAATTGCGGACATCGTTAACAATGAGCCCGACGCGCTGGATACCGTAGACGACAGGAAGAGATGCTTGCGTGCTTCGGACGTTAACCTTTTGGCCTTCGATGCGTCGAACGACTGATTCGCGGGTCGAGCCACTGAGAGCGTCGGTGGCTTTGTCGAGCAGCTTGCCCGCCAAGTAAACGCCAACCGCTTTGCCTACTTTCAACAGAACCGATTTTACGGTGATACCCGCAGCGACACTAGCCATATCTGTACCACCTCGTCCCTTCGAGGAGTTGAGCCCTCGGGATAGTCGTTGTCCCTTCTGCCGGGTTCGCTATCAGAGCCAATGAGCGCGGCAGAGCTACATACAGCGACGGCAGTCGATGCCCGTCTAGCTGCGGAGCGATGCCGATGTCGCCCGTCACGATCAGACGATCGCGGACTTCTGGTGCGCCGTCCCAGATACTCGTCATGTCTACTTGCCGAAACGCACGTCGAGCTTCTCGCAATGTGGTGTAGCGCGGAAATGCGTCACGCCACGGATTCACACCGAGCATGACGGTCAGTATTCGACGACAGACCGAAGCGCAGTCGGTCTGACCCCAGACGAACGGCTCGCCACGTATCCGCTCTGCCAGTTCTATGACGAGCACCTCGTGATTCGCAACTCTTACCACACCACCTCCGCATCGCCTTCGCCACCCGGTTCTCTGCGCGGTGATGTATAGTCGGACCTCTCGGGGTTCGTCGGACCCCACCAGATTTCTTTGTTCGCGAGCGACTTGACCCGAAAGAAAAAGAGATCGGTCGGACTAGCGACACCCGAGCGTCGGATCATCTCTTCGTGCGAGCGGACGTTCGACCTTGTGGACACCTTCGCGTTGATCTGTGCGAGGTCGGCAGTGACCCGAGTCCTGACCGACACCGCGCCCCCGCTCTCTTGGTTACTGTGGTCCCGCGTCTCCTGCACGCGCCACTCGCCGTTCTGTCGCCCTACGAACAGGAGGTCGGGTGTGTCTTGTGCTCCGGTCGTCTCGTCGAAGTGCAAGAGATATATCCGCAACACATGACCGCGAAAGTTGTTCGCTTGGATTGCGTCTGTGATCGTCTGGTCGATACCGTACAGTTCGAGTTCGACGCCTTGTGCCTTCCTGTCTGTCGTCTCTTCCGGTGCGCCGTGAACAAGCTGCGCCCCGACTGCGGTCCACGTCTGCGATAGCGCGGTGATGTCGCCCGACGAGTTCGTCAGCCGCAGTACGCCGCCGCCTGAGTAGTTGATCTCATACAAGTAGGTGAACTCACCGCGCTGATCGCCTATCGGACTGTTTAGCGTCCGAGTCATGGCAGCGCCTCCGTGATGGTCAGCGTGAGCCCGCCGTAATATTGCGGGGCCTCCGATCCCTCAAACTGCGAGCGGTTGAGACAGGTAGCGCGAAACGTCACACCGCTAATCGTCAGGGCTGCTCCGTTTGCTGGCGAGACGCGCAGGGCAGGACTGATCTGCAACGTAGCCGCGCCCGCGCCATCCGAGTTCGCGTCTGCGCCGACCATATACACCGCGTTATCTCCTGCGAGCTTGAACACGTCACCGGCTCGCATCACGTTCGACTGCGATGCACCCCAACCGTCCACGTTCAAGGTGTCGCCCGTCTGGCTCGCGCCATTGACTACCGGCGTGCCCGTACCCGTTCCATTCCGAGCGACACCGCTACCGGGTAGCAGTGGGTGCGTGAAGTCGTGGATCTCGCCTCGGTTCCACATCTTCGTGACGAACGCGATGAGCGCCATGTCGTCTGCGTTGCGGACGCTCAAGAGGTTCCACTCCTCGGTCCACGTCCAACCGACTTGCTTGGTGTTGCGGATCTGGAGCAGACCGGCCTGCGAGCGTTGCTTCAGTGCGCCCGGTAGCCACGGCAGACCCACCCGTTCCGGCAGTCTCGTCCTCGGGAACGTCGCCATATTACCCCCTCAACGCTGTCGCGTAGCTAGAACTGCGACGAGCGCCGTCGCTGATGATCGTCATAATCTCTTGCGAATTGCTACGCAGCCACGCCTCTCCGTCCGCGCCGTCAATAAACGAAGGCGCGAAGTTTATCGTCTGCTGCACGACTGTTTGCATCTGACCCGTGCCGGTATTTACAGCGAGCGAGCTAGGACTCTGGACCGGATCGACCCGCAACGAACTCATGCCGCTGCTCGTGGTGAGCTTGTTGTTCCCGGTCAAGTCTTTCCCTGTCGGGATCGCAGCGGGAGCCAGCATGATATCTGCTGTATCGACAGGACCACCATCGAAAATCCCGACGATCGCATCAGTGAGCGGTTCCGTGATGAGCCTCGTAATCGCTTGTCTTTGCACCTGTCGAGCGATGGTCGCGAGCAGATCCTTGAAGGCTTGCTCGGTGTTCGAGATGTCTTTGATGATCGACCCAAACGCATCCGCGAAAGCGTCGGCCATGTCACCCGCCGCTGCACTGATGTCGCGCAGCCGGTTCTGCTCCGCGAGTTGCGCCATGCGCTGCTCGGCTTGGATACGTTTCTCCTCTTGTTCCTCTAGCTTCTGCCGTAACTTCTGGCGGCGATCTTCGGCACGCTCACGCTCCGCGATTCGGTTTGCGAGCCGCTCACGCCGCAGACGCGCCCGTACCGCTTCTGCTTGCTTGACTGCCTCAGCCTCGGCTTCGATTGCTTGTATGTTGTCGTATCGGGCGAGGGCTTGCTCTCGTTCGGCGTCCGTCGCTTGCAGCGTTTCTAACTGATTCGCCAGCATGGCACGTTCGCCTTGCTCTAGCAGCTCGACCTCTTGCAGTAGCGAGCCGAGAAGCTCGTCGATCGCGTTTTGTCGCTCGGCATCGCGCTGTTGTTCTAGCTGAGTGCGGATCGCGGCTTGTGCTCGCTCTTGCTCTTCGGTCAACTGCCGTTCTGCTTCGGCCTGTGCGTTCGTCCTTGCCGTGCGTCGTTGCAGATGTGCGTTGACCTGCACCAGTTCCTCCGCAAGCTCTTTCTGTGCGAGGCGGGCTGCGATCGCGGCGAATGTCGCGCCTTCGGTCTCCGGCGTGAGATCACGGATCTTTTGACGCAGTTCTTCGACCTTCGTGGTGAGTTCTTGCTCGCTTAATTCCGAAAGCTCTTTCTGTAGTTGCTGGTACGGTGTGATGTCTACCGGCTCACGGCCTAGCTTTGCGAGTTCTTGGTTGTAGTCGTAGAGCGATTGCGTGGCACTGTCGAGATTGGGTTCGACACCGTGCAGCCAGTCCACGAAGTCCTGCAAAGGACCGTCAATGTCGCGTGCCAGAATCGCAGCTAATTCGTTGAAGTGTTCGATCAACGCGGTGAACGGTGTGAGTGCCGTCTGTAGCCCCGTAATCATTAAAGCCAAGCTCGGCAACAAAGCAGAACCAATAGCGAGGCCGAGACCTTCGATTGCCGATCCGAACCTCGCGAACTTCGCGTCGGCTGTTTCCGAGTACGTCGCAAACGCTTGTGCGGCTGTCCCGGTCGCATCTCGGACATCTTCTTGGATGCGAGCGTACTCCTCGGCCTGCACGACTGCGGTAGCGAGTACAGCGTTGCTCGCTCGCACGTTCGGCACCGTCTCGCCTAGCTTGTCGATGTTGCCGCCGAGTGCCGTGCTGAGTGCCTCAAGAGCTTGCTGTAATCCTTGCTCACCCGCTATCTGCCTGAGCCGCTCGACGCTTACCCCGTACTGCTCCATCGCCTCGCGTGCTTTCTTGGGTGGCGCAATTAGCAAGTTGAATACATTCAGGAGTCCGGTAGCAGCTTGTGCGCTGTCGCCGCCGAGTCGGGTAAATGTCGCCATGAACGCGCCGACATCTTGAAACGATACGCCGAGGGCTTGCGCTGGACCCAACACACGAGACAATGCGCCCGCAAGCTCTGAGGCTTCGAGGTTTCCTTCTCGCACCGTAGCGGCGAGCGTGTCAGCGGCTGTCGATGCGGTCAAGCCTGTGCTGCCGAAGGTTTGCAAAGCAGCGGTCAGCGTTCGACCGATCGTCTGCATATCACCCAAACCGATCGCAGCCAGCTTGGCGGCTTGTTCGATCGCTTCGATCGCTTCTGCGCCACGCGCACCACCCGACGTGATCGCAAAGCCAGCGCGAGCCACATCTGACGCAGAGGTTCCCGTTACGGAGGATATTTCTCTGAACGCTCGATCGAACCCTTCAAGCTCGTCTACGCTGATACCGACCAACGTGTTCAGCTTGATTAGTTCGGCTTGATACTCGCGAGTCTTGCGAATCGCGGCCCCTACCGCTTGGACACCAGCGAACGCGCCCAGCGCACCCGTAGCGAGTCCTGCGGCACCTGCGAACGCTTGCAGCCCTCGCGAGCCTTGCGCCATACCAGAGACGAACGCTCCAGTATCGGCTGTGATCTTCGCGCCAATCGTTAGCAGGCTCACCCTATAGCTCCTCAGCGAGACGGTTGAACATTGCCTCCTCGCCCTTTGTCACGCCGTCCGCTGTCAAAGATAGAAGCCGCTGCCCTTCCGAGAGGTTGTCGATCTCCGCGAATGTGACCCCGTAGAGATTGCCCGGTCCGGTGTACCTGTACCCCTGCGTGTGGAGCCAAGCCTCGACTTCGAGAATACTGTCCTCGAAGCTCCTTCGCGGGCCTACCCGTTTCCCTGCTTCTGTCTCCTGAGTGCGCTACCGGCCTGAATCGCGGCGACGAGCACCATGTCAAGATCCCACATCGTCATGTTGTCGATCATTTCATCCATCGTAACCTGCGAGAGATCGGGCTCGACCACGTGCTCACGCACATACCGAACCTTTTCCTCGATGGGCCACGTGACTGCATCCTTGTCGAGATTCTGGAGCCCTTTGACAGACCCGATCGTCGTGGGCAGAACTTTGACCTTCTTGCCCTTCAGACCCGGAACCTCCACCGAGATCGGTACGATCTCGCCCTCTGCTGTGCGACGAACGAACAAGTCCTCAAGTTTGAGGTCAGCCCCCTGTCCGTTCGCCGCTCGCTTCTTCTTTGCCATGCCGTCGTCTCCCTATCAAGTGATCGTGATGCCCGTGCCCGTGAAGGTGTTGTCACGCTGCATGGTCGCGCTGCCTTTCTCGTAGGTACGCGGCCCCGGCTCGGTCAGCACTGCGCTGTCAAGCTGGAGCGTGCCCCCTGCCATCTGCCACGTGATGTTGGCCTGCGTGGCCTTCAAGTGGTCGATGGTCGCGTCGTGCGAACCTCGTGCGCTGAACACCGTCGCGCTGGCCGAGCAGTTGCGGAGTCCTTCGTTCTGAACCTTCATCTTGCCGCGTGTTACCGCATCGCTTTCGATGTTGTTCTGCACCTCGAACGATAGCGTCATCACGTTAACGTCGAGCGGACTGCCGCCCTTGTTGATCGTGTCGCCGAGGATATGCTCCAGCGCAGTACCGAGCGCCGACTCATATGAGCCCGATCCGAGCAAGGGCAGACCATAGTCGCCTTCGATACCCTGCTGCGAATCCGAGCCGAGGATGACGATGCACGTCTCGCCGCCCGTGGTGAACGTCACCGTGATGTCTCCGACCGTCTCAGCCGACAGCCGGATTGCGCCGATGTCAGAGAACGAAGTTGCCCCAGCGACCGGCGTTGTGCCGTTCAACGAGATCGTCTCGCTTGTGGCCCCCGTCAGATTCTCGACGGTCACGTCCTGTGTGGTGTCGCTGGCAGATGACGAGACGACCGTCATCGTGGTACCCGCTGTCGGCTGGCTTACCGCATAGGATCGGATCTTCTCGAAGCGGTAGCTGAGTTCGACCGCGACCGGCTCGCTGTCCCCCGGATCACCACTGACGGAGGCGGTGTCCACCTTGCCGCCTGTGCCGTAGGTGTAGATGTGAAGGTCGCCGCCGCTCTGATTGCCCTCCCCAGATAGGATTTGACGCGACAAGAACGAGTGCGTGGCTGGTAGGTATCCATTCGCGTCACGGATCAGACCATCATATGACGCATCGCCGCTCGCTGAAGGCCAGCGTTGCAGCTTGTACGCGACGGACAGTTCGTGATCCTCTGCGCCGATACTGAAGCCGGTGATGTCCGGCGTCCCGATGGCCGTGCGTGCAGCGATGTTCGTGTTGGGCACCCAGTTCCCGACGCTATCAAGCTCGTCGCTATACCGGAGCCATGCTGGATCAGTTGGGGTCGTGCCTGCGGTCGTCTCCCGAATGAAGTTCGCCCGCAGAGCACCGATGCCACTCTCGAATGACATGGCGGCTACTCCTTACGTGTGGATGATTTGCGGGTCGCCTTCTTGACGACCTCAATGATGTCCGGGTACGCAGCGACCAGTGCCTCGCCGGTTTCGGCATCAACGCTCGCGATGCCTTTGTCGAACGTCGCCTCGCACCTCTTGCCATCGACGGTGATGACGAGCGCCCGTACTCCTTCGTTGCTGCATTTGATCTTCATGTGGTCCTCCATCTGAACCCGACTGTGATAGCCTTCCGAAAGACCATCGGATCTATCCCTTCTGGTGGTGCAACATCATCGACTGACGTGATCGACACATAGTCGAGATCCGCGATCGTATCGTAGTTCGAGAGCACGATCCGACGAACCTCCTCGGCCATGTCATGCACGAGCTTCTTCGGTGATACGCTACTGTCGTCTCGGTACGCCCAGCAGTTCACGAACAAGACGCCGTTCGCGATCTGAACCGGACCACTCGCGCCGATCGCACCGTAGCCTGTCTGGCCCTCGAAAGCCTCGCTGCGTCCGCTGAACGTCATCTGTGGCGAACTCGACTTCGGGTTGAACCAGCCCGTATGAAAGTCCGGGGTCGTCGTGCCAGTCACGTTCGCCGCTACCCAGTTCGTCTTGACCAGATCCTTGACTGATACGATCGGGTCCACGCTAGGCACAGGCATCAGTCAAACTCCCGGCGACCGTAGAGCATCAACCCGCCGACCGCTGTCGATTCGAGCCGCTGCGACACGACGGTGTACGAGCGCCCGTATGTGTCGGTCAGAGCAGGCAAGCGAGATGTCGTCAGATCGGAGATCGTGACCGCGTTGCCTTGCTCGTCCTTGACCGGATACGCGAATAGGACAGCGACATCTGCGACCGATACCTCGCCGGTCTGGTCTATGTACTGCCTCTCAGCGTCTCTGTTGAGCCGTAAGCCGCGAACCTTGGTGAACCCTGTGCTAGACGTGTACGCGACATCCTCGTAGTCGTCACGGGCTCCTGCGCTGTAAGTCGTCAGCGTGAAAAGCTCGCCCGACCGCTTGAGCATACGCACAGCCGCCGACCTGCTCATGCGTCGATGGTTGTTGCACGTGAAACAGATCGCGAATACGCCTCGTCCTCCGACCGGCCAGCCGCGACAGAGGCGCGGTAGTTGCCCGTGTCGATGATCTTTTTGGCAGTGATGACCTGCTTGACCCTGCGCTCAATCGCGAGGGCCATCACGTAGGGAGGATTCCCGCCGCTGTCGATCTCAGCAGACGCGCCACCCGTGACGGCCTCCATCAGCGACTCCTCCATTTCTCGCTTCAGTCCACCACTACCAGCGGCAGCAATGACTTCGGGGATCGCAACGCGCCAGTGTGGACGCTCCTGCATCCGCGAGGTGCCGAACTCTTGGTAAGGTCCATACTCGACAGCAGAGCCGACATACGCATCATCGAAGTTCTTGATCCGGCCCAGTTGGTTGAAGAACAGCGCAAGCTGCTGAAGCCCCGTGAACTTGATCTTACTCATAGCAGATCCACGTCGGGTAGCAGGGTGCGGTAGTCGGTGTTAGTGCGCTCGCTACCGGCGCGATGCTTCCACGTGATGCGGGTTTTGCCGTCGATCTCCTTGAGCACCCCGGAAGAGTCGAGCAGCTTGGCGGTCTGTCCATAGTGCGACGAGTCGAGGCCCATGCCTGTCTCGCCTTGATAGTCGAACCGGACGCCGCCCGCTGCTTCGCTCTTCACGAGCCGGTCGCGCAGAGACACGAAATGCGCGGCGAGGTATGTCTCGACCTCTCGCAGCGCATCGGCAGTCTGGTCGGTGCTGGCGAGGTACGCGGTCACCATGAGGTTCGCCGTCTCTACGAACGGTGCGACCTCATCCTCGGTGAGCGTCGTGTCCATGACACTGCACACTCGCGACGTAGTTGTCCGAGCCATCTGCTATCTCCCTGCGGACTCGCGATCGTGGCGAGGTGCCGCTTGTCAATGACGCCGAACGTAGGCGTCAGCCTAAATATAAAACACCCGCCAGAGGTATCCGCAGACCGTGGCCGCACGCCTGCTCGGTTTTACATAGCGGGGCCTTGGGGACTGGGCGACGGCTCCCAGTTGATTCCCCTCGGATGTTTCATGCCTTCAATTCCTTGATGCGCTTCTTGAGGGCCTGCACTACGCTCTTCCGGTCGCGCCCCGTCTCTTCCTCGGAGAGCATCGCTGCGAGCGTGTCCAAGTCCTCCGTCTCTTGAGCCAGATCCTTGATGTGGCCGACCGAGTGGAACTTCATGCCGTGCTCTCGCGACTCTTCGCGATCCTCGCCACCATCAGCCCGCAGGAACACGTCAGGCATATTCAACACCTGCCGCTCCGTGGGCGAGCATGGCGTGCCGGTCGGCATCATCTTTCTGATGCCGTTGCCCTGCACCATGAGGTGAGGCTTCGCGAGCACGTGCGTGTAGCTTTTCTTTGCCATTCTCTTCTCTCTCTTGCCGTCGTGTGAAACGAAACCGGGGGCAGGGGCGTGCCCCCACCCCCGGAATCTCAGATCACCTGACTAGGGTCAGGTGTAGTGCACCAGTCCCGTCTTGGCGTTAGCCGTGTCGGGGATCTTGATGCGCGGTGCCATCGCAGCCATGACCTTGAAGTTCTGGATCATGCCGCCCATCTCGTCCCACTGGACGGTGGTAATGGGCGCTGCTACGGAGAGGTCCACAACGTCACGGGTCATCCGAACAGCGACGACCTCAGACGTGAGTGACGTGGTTCCCCGAACACCTTGGAAGGCGTCGATCTCTTCGAGACGCTGCATGATCGTCTTGTCTGAGTTCGCCTTGAAGTCGTTCCGAAGCACCTGCATATAGCTCACGGGAACGTAGAACATGAACTGACCGAAGTAGTTCTCGTTCTCTGCGGCAGCGATCATCGCCAGCACGTCGCTGACAATGTTCTCGCCCGTCACGGTCGGGAAGGTCGCCCAGTCGCCCGTGAGGGAACCGGTGATCCGGCTCGACGCGGTGGTGTAACCGGCGACGGTGTTGCCACCGATCGCAACGGTCGAACCGTTGAACAGCATATCCTCCAGCTTCTCAGCAACCCGACGCGCAGCCAGATCGGCGTTCGTCGTGTCGATGCTGGAACCACCTCGGCGCGAAGCCTCAAGGTGCCTCATGTGAATCTGGAAGTCCCGGTACGTGATCGGGATGGGCACGCTGTTGAGCGTGAACTTCGCGAGGTCGCGCTGGCCCGGTGCAACACCGGACATATTCTGCTCGGCCTCGTCGATGTACGAGACTGCCTCGTACTCGTCGAGCAGGACGCCGAGGCTCCCGAGGTTGCGGGTCAGGCCCGCCGCCTGCAAGTCCTCAATCGCGCCCAACTGACGCTTGGCAACTTCGACGACCGCATCGTCGAGCGCCTTCCACTCGTCCTTCCGAAGAAGGTCGTTTGCCCGCAGAGGCCCGTTGTCACGCAGAACCGGACGGAGGGCTTTGAGGTCCCAGCCGTTCGCGGCGAGCGTCTTACCCGGCGAACCGGCGAACACGTGCCCCGGAGCGCCCTGTGTCGTGTCAGACATTAGGCCACCTCCATCGGTACAAGAAGGTCGGCAGTGCTCGTCGTGACATCCGACAGCGCATAGCCGATGGGAGATACCGCAGTACCAGCGACGTCAGTCACCTGACCACCGGCTGCGGAATAGAGGGGTGCGCCGGTCGCCCACGTAAGGCCGACCGCAGCGCGGGCCAGAACCTCGTCACCCTTATGGGCGACGACGTACTTGACCTGCGAGTTGTCAGGATAGGCGTCGGTGTTGTCGGAGCCGATCTCGCTGTTCTCCACAGCGAAAGCAGCACGGCCACCATCGGCGGCACCACCAGCAGCGCCCACCCCAACTTCGAGAACTCCAGCGTTCAAGGAGAGGTCGAGCCTGTGACCGGGCAAGATGCCCGAAGCAGCAGCGACCGCCTCCTTGATGATGCCAGAGCCCTTCAGGAAAATGACGTTAGCCATTCTTCATACTTCTCCTGTTAGGCGGGGATGGCATCATGCGAAGGCAGCGGCATATAGCCGTCGTCCTCACCGATACCGAGTGCGTTGGAACGGGGTCCACCGAGGCCGCTGTAATCGACAGCCTTGAAGGACTTGGAAAGACCGCGCAGGGTCGAGAGGCCGAGGCCCTTCAGGTCCTGCTCGGAGAGAGCGATCGCCTCATTGGCGAGTAGCTCCACGACAAGCTCGTCGCGCTCCGCGTCCGCAGCAGCCTGCGCTGCGTTGGCCGCGTCGATCAGCGGGTGCTCGCCACGCATCAGTGCGTCGAGGAACTCGACGTGCTGCGGCGTGACCGACACCATCTGAACCTCTTCGGGTGCTGCTTCGGGCTCGACGATCTCGTCGGTCTCCTCAGCGTTGGCGGTCGGCTCCTCAGCACAACCACACACACCGGCCAGAGTCGCGAGGCTGGTCAGCTTCTCGTCGTCCATTGCGCCAAGCTCTTCCGCATCGAAAGGCAGTGACGCAGCGCCGACGAGGGCGTGAATCAGATCATCACGATTCACAGCTTCCTCCTCTGTTTGTTCCGGGGTGCCACCATCGCCCGGTGTGTCGTCGTTGCTCTCGGCCTCGCTGTTCAAGGCGAGAGGTTCGGTGGCCTCTGACGAGCCGCCCTCAAGGACTTCGAGGATTGCCTGCGCCAATCTCTTGATTCCGCTCACGGCGTTCTCCGTTGCGTTGTCTCCCTGCTCGGGCTGTTCGATAGCCTGCGCTGCTCGCGCTGCTCCACAGCCCATCTCGACGCTACACGCGCCGACTGTGCCGATCGGTAGCAACGCCAGATGATCCGGCTCGATACCGACCTGCTCGTAGTCAAACTTCGATCCCTCGAACTCGCCCTCCATCGCACGAAGCTCGGCACCGTATCCGGTGCTGACCTCCACGTCGGCGCTGCCGTTGAGCAGTGCGCGAACGATCCCCCGACCTTCGGTGCTACGGGTCGCCAGCGTGCGGTTGAGACGAGCAGTCACCCAGAGGAAACCGTCGCGCCACTGAGGGTCGCTGATCTCTCCGACCTTGACCGCTTCCAAGAACTGAGCATCGCGGTTCGCGTACTCCAGCACTCCGCGTTCGTTGCGCGGGTGGTCGATCGTCAGTGGCATCCCGTCCCATTCCGAGATCGACTTCTTGATCTCCGTGCCGCTGACGAACTCGCCACCGGGTAGACAGGTCATGCACTCAAGGATCTGCTCGCGGAGTGCCTTGACCGGGAACGACAAAATCTCGGTGCCGTCCGAGAGCGTTTCGATCTGGACTAGCGCCGGGTCAATGACACCATTCAAGCGAGCATGGGCTGCGCTGATATGTCTGGACATACGGGAACTCTGCGGTCACGTGACTGACCGAGGTTCCCTGTATGGGGTTCCCGGTAACGGGAATCTTGCGCTACTGCTCGGGCCTTGTCAACCGTCGCCCGCACGTCAGGCAGCGATTGTCTCTGACGCGCTGCTTCGCCTCGTTGATGACCTGCTTCATGTGACTGAGCCCGCGTGACCCGACAGCCAGCCACTTGATCTGCGCGACGACGCCAGCGAGTCGGTGATCCTCGTAGTGACGAGCGACCCACGCCTCGCGCAACCTGACAGCGTTCTCCTCAGATTCGCTCTCGACGCTGCCTCCCCGGCGAGCGATCGGAGCGAGCTTCCTGAACTGGTCGTTGCCGCGAATGTTGCCGCCTCGTCTCCAGATCGACGGGTAGTCCTCTTTCAGATCCTCGGCATAGGCCAGCGGGAATAGCTGCCACTGCGAATTGCGGAGGCTGACCTTCTGGTCGTCGCCTTTACGTGGGAAATCTGTCGCCATGTCTCTAGCCTAACGACAAAACCCCCGACCCCGAAAGGCCGAGGGACTTGTTGCCTCGCCCATTCAGCTACAGCGTGATCTTCGCTCCGGTAATCAAGTCCACGACAGTCTCGCCGGGGCCGAACGCTGCTCGCATCTCGAAAAGCTCCTCCTCAGCAGGACCCGTGTATGTAGCACAGTACCTATCCATCGCCTCCTCAAAGTCTTTTTTGCTAGCGGCCAGTGTCGCGTCGTAGTCAAACTCGAAGCCGAGCGAGTCCCAGAGCGCGAGGATGTCCTTCGGCGGGATACTGCCGTTGGTGTCCCAGCGCACGATCCCGTAGACGACCGTCGCGTCCGTGAAGAACTTGGCGGTCAGGCTCACGGCCTCCCTAACGTCGTGCATCCCGGCGGCCTGCGTGCGGGTCGCGTCCGTGTAGTAGACCTGTCCCCAGCCACGCGCGGCCAGCGCGAGCTTGGCGTCGCGTCCGTACTTCTCCGTGATCTCGGCTCTGGTCATGTGCTTCATTTCGGTCTCCTTAGTGGTGGTTGATGGTGTCAACTATGAGCAGTCGTAAAGACGCTGCTTGATCGCCTCTCTCGCGCTTCGGTTGCCATGACGCGCTGCGTGATGGTCGTTCGCCATCTGGCCGAGCGCAGTCACGGGATCGAACTCCTCGCCTGCCTGCTGCTTGCGGTAAATCTCGCGGAGCGCGGCCCTCAGTACGTATTCTGCTACCGTGTGATCTGTGCTGGTCATCTTCATCGTTCTCTCCTTAGTGGTGGTGTGTTGATGGTATCAACTTAAGCATCCTGTTGCGGGTGTCAACAGGCGAGGCGAAAAAAAATCAATCGACCAGAGCGGCCTCTCGGAGCACTTTGTCCGGGTAGGAGCGACACGGCCCCAGTCGGTTGCAGCCGTTGTAGCGCAGGAGGCTCTGCGTCAGTGTGCGTCCGCGTCGGAAGTCGGCCAGCACCTCGGCACCGCGACAGACCGATCCCTCTATCGTCGTCAGCGGCGTAGCACACTCGGGCCAAGCGTCGGCGTGCATCGGCATCACTTGGTACAGACCGCGAGCGCCTGCCGAGCTTACGACGAGCGTGTCGAGCCACGGGTCTTCGACCATCATCACGCCGACCATCAGATCGACCGGCAAGCCGAGGCGAGCACTGTGTCGATGGATCGCGTCAGCGATGCGGTCGATGTCTTCGCTGTCAGCGCAGTGGTCGAACTCGCAGCGCCAGCGAGCGGACAGAATGTACTCCGCAATCGGGTCGGGCTCCGCGTAGAGTGGGTCGAGCACTATCGGCTCGGGCTCCATTGCGTGACACGCTGCGCTGCCGATCGTAGCCGCCATGACTAGGACTCTCATCCGCTGTCTCCAGTTCGGTACTCGCCCGCGTCTACACCCTCACTGCACTCCGCACAGAGTGGATCGGCGTCTGTACGGAACGCCGGGCGTTCGCCGCACTCCGTACAACCCTGCGATCCGGTTCCGTCGCACTCCTCGCACTCGCGGGTTCTGATGATCGGAGAAATGCCGCCGAGCCCTGCTCGGCTCTCGCCAATGATGCGGTCGTGCTCGCCGTGCCCGCCGCACTCGCCGCACTCGACGTGCTCCCTCGGCTCGTTATCCACGGCGATCCCTAGCTCTGGCTCACCCGCCCCGTCGATCAGCGCGAGGATGCGGTCGGTGTCGATAGGCGTGTGGACCTGAAGAGCCTTGATCGTTTCGTCCACGCCAACCTCGCCAGAACCCGCGAGTGCGAGGTCGTGCAGAACCGCTGCACAGGCGTTACCCCATGCGATCACGACAGCCGACTCGACCACCTCGTCTATCACCTCCGCGATCTGCTCCCGCAGTGTGTCACTCATCGCCCTCCCCCTCTTCTCCTGACCAACAGGTACATTCGGACCACTGCCATCGACAGTGCGGTCGGTGCCCGGTGTCAGTCCTCCCGACAGGACCATGCACGAGGTCCCCGGCGGGCGGGCCTTTGCGGCGATCCCTAGCTCTGGCGAGCGCGGGGGCGATGTCGGCGTGTGTGAAGTCCTCGACCGACTCCAGTTCCGTCGCCTCGTCGAGTGCTGCGCTGGCGATTGCGTACAGGTCGGCGTCTCCGGTCCCTGTGGCGATCCGCTGGACGCGCACCATCGCGTCTCTCAGAATCGTCGCGCTCGCCACATATTGAAGTCTGTCAGTCATCATCCTAGCTCCAATCCTTCGAGGATCGTGAGCGTCAGATCCGCACCCCTGAAATTCGCATACCTGAGATCCGCACCCTCTACGACCTCAATGACGTTCCCGTCGCAGTCTTTGATTTCAATCGTGCTCATCTCAGTCACCTGCCTCTGCCTCATGCGTCACCTCCCTCGGCCTCTGCTCGTCGAGTGATGCCTTGATCGCCTTTACCCAATCGGGCACGAAGGTTTCACCGAAGGTGGTCAGGGTGAAACGGCCATAGCCAGACCCGTGCCAACTGTCGTGGGTCATTTCAACGAGTTCGTACTTCAAGAGCGACCGCAGAACCCGGTCGGTAAGGCTCTGTGTCCCGATCACCCACCCCGCCTGTTCGTGCCACTCTCCACGGGCGTGGGTAAACAGCCCCGCCAGCGCCGTCCGTTGATTGTCACCTAGTCGGATGCTCATGCGTCACCTCCCTCGGCCACTTCCTTGCGGCGCTCTGCCATGCGACGCTCTGCAATGACCCACTGCGGCTCGATCGTGAACGAGTATCGACCGGGCATGATCTGCGTATGGCCGACGACCAACTCTTTAGTCACTGCGCGCTTGCCGGTTCGCACGTAGAAGTGCCCAGCGTCGTCGGAGTACACGCGCAGGCTGCGCGCCTTGCCGTCGTCTATCACCGAGATTGTCGAGCTAGCGAACTCACGCTCCTCTAGGAACCGGGTCACGGGGCGGTGGTGCTGCGCGAGGCGGGTGTATGTCGTGTCGGTGCTCATCTCTCTCTCCTTAGTGGTGGTGTTGATGGTATCAACTTAATCACTCTGTTGCGGATGTCAACACCCCAATTTCAACCGATGAGACGCTGGCCTCTGAAGTGGCACTCGCCGTCGATGATCTGCACGTGTTCCATGCCCCACCTGCTCTTGTCCTTCGACCACGTGACGACCGCGAGTGATTGCTGCCACGCTGCGTGATCCACGTAGTCCTCGCGGATGCGGCCCATGAGGCCGAGGCACGTCCAGCGGAGTTGACCGTTCCAGTCGCGATGATGGTGGCTTGCCATCTTGTGCGTGTGTCCGCTGATGCCCGACTTGCCGTACTTCTTGAACTCGGCCTGTGCCGGATGCGCCCCGGTCGATGCGCCGTGCTTGCAGACGATCCGGTCGAACAAGAGACAGAAGTTGCGCCGGTCGTGAGTCGCTTGGTACGGGTACTGCTGCCAGCCGAGCGAGTCGAGCCCGAGCAAGCTGCCCCACTGGAGCGCGTCACGGACGGTCGGGAGTGTCAGTAACTCACCGGCTGCACGCCGGTCAGCTATGTCCCAAATCGTGCGCCTCAGTCGGTCCTCATGGTTGCCCTCTAGCCAGACGTGCTGACAGTCCGGTCGGGTTAGTGAGGAGATCAGCCCGAAGTGCTCGACGCCCATGCGGATCTCGTCGGCAAGCGTGACCCTGTTGTGCGGATCTTTCGCCCAGCGACCAAGCTGCTCGGCGTCGAGCGTGTCACCGTGATCTACGACGACGGTCGGGTCGGTGATCTCTAGGATCTGGTGCAGGATCGACAGGCATCGCTCGTCGTGGTGCGGGTAATGAACGTCTCCGAAGTGGACCGACACATCTGCGGTCGGCTTGCGCTGTCTGGCGATCTTGGGCCGCACGATCTTCACGACGGCTGGCGCGAGGTCGAAGAGGTCGGAGGCTTTCTTGCGGAACCGGACCCGCACGTATCTCGTCTCGACAACGATCGGCTGGTCATCGACCTTCATGGGAACGTAATGCGAGCGAGCTTCGCCGTCGCGAACGTCCCATACGGTGCGGTCGATCTTCGCCGCCGCGATCAGATCATCGACTGTTTTGATCTTGCATGAGGCGGCGACCTGTATCTCTAGGTTGTCAACGTCTTGTACGACGGTGATCTCCTCAGAAACTTCGGAGGCAGGCGCGTCTAGGTTAGACGCTAGATGCGTCCGACGCTTGGCAAGTGAGCCGAGCGATCTCTCACCGGGGAACCGTTCGCGGAATTGCGCCCAGATTTGCGCGTTGCTGAGTCCTTGCTCTACGCGGTGCCGGATGAACTGGTCCTGCTCTTCTGTCCACGCTGACGGCATACCCTCTCACCCCTCATCTGTGGGTCGCCGCGAGTGCCGTCACGCTCGCGGGCAGGTTATTACAAATACTTCGCTAGAAGCTCCGCAGTGTCCACCTTGCCGTTCCCGTTGTGGTACTCCTCGACGAGATCGTCGGTGCGCGTCTTGTGATGCGTTTCAATGTTGCGGATCTGTCCGCTGTTGCAGTTGAAGACGATCGTGCCCGTGAAGTTCGAGCCGTTCAGGAACGCGACGATCCGCTCGGCCACAATCTCGTTCGCTGTCTGTCCGATGTCTGCCCGTCGTTTGCTCATCGTCACCCTACCACTGGAAGCCATACACACCTGCAATTCGGATGGACCGGGATGACCCCGCGTGCCTCGTCGAGCGCCAATGCCTCGCCCGTCTCTAGGGCTTGGCACTCGGGGCAGACGAGATCGTCTTGTGCCGTCAGGAACTCGGCCTGTGCGGTCACGCCATCGACACCTGCGTCCGCGTAACGGTTAAGCGTAGACTCTGCGTGCGCGTTGATGATCTCTGTGCGAGCCATCGTGACCGAGCGGTTCCTGCCGATCGTCTGCACCGCTCGCCGCATCTCGCGAGCCATATCACGCGGACCCTGACCTGTCGCTAGTCCTTCGGTCAGGACGCGCCCGATCTGCTGGCTTGCCGACTGCGTGATACCCTGAAGCTCGTTGAACTGACGCGAGTACAAGTTCGCGAGCGTGGCGGCGTTTGTAGGGATGCGGAACAGTTGCTCGGCTGTTTGCTCGGGGAACGGTATGCCTGTGCGTCTCATGGCCTCCTCGGCGTGCTGTGCGCCACGAGAGAAGCCTGCGCGTACATAGACATCCTGCCAGCGCGTGTTGCGCGTGATCGCGCCCTGTGGCCCGCGCACGACTTCGAGCACCTCGTCATCCAGCGCGTTGTTCAGCCACGCCATGAACGCCTCGTTCTGGAGGCCGGGATCGCTCGGGAACCGTCTCGCGGGATTCGCCGCCGCACGGGGTAGCGGGTTGAGCGCATCGTTCTTGACGAGCGTCTGCCAGATCAGCGATTCGATCCGAGCCCATCTCCGCTTGAGGTCGGCTTGATATGACCGAACGATGCCCGACGTGCCTGACGGGTCAGTCCTGTGCTGTGCGCTCGCTCTGATCCGCTTCCGGTACTGCGATGCGGACAGACCGCCGCGACTCCTCACGCTTGACGACATCATCATCTGTCAGCGCCTGCATCCAGAGTTCGCCGTCGAGGCTGACGTACCGTGCTACAACCTCGCCGGTCGCTGGGTCGGTGTACGTCCGCGTGTGCCATGCTGACATCGCTCATCCTCAGTTCCGATATTTGATCGACGTGCCGCCCTGCACTCGGGGTCGCTTCTGAAGTTCGATCCCGGCTCGCTCCATCACGCTACCGCATGAACAGCGCGGTAGCTGGTTACGTTGGTTGATCGGTCGCAACGCTTCGAGGCTATTGCCGCAGCTTGTACAGGTGTAGTGGTAGAGCGGCACCTAGTCCTCCTCGTCGTCGATCATCAGATCAAAACCTTCTGGCATCTCGGGCGGCACTGGGTCGAGCCCGAGCACGTGCTGCCGAAACTCCCACGACGGCATGACGAGATCCGCTGCGCCCGCTGGCGCGACCTTCGCGATCGCGTCTGCGAACTTCTGAGCCGTCTCTGCGCGGTCTGCCGTCGATGGCGCGTCGATAGGATGCCACATCACGTCGTAGCCGTCTACGGGCGTCTCCAGTGCGCCGAGGTCTATCAACCTGTCAATAAACTCGCGCACGATGTTCGGCTCGACGTGCTGCTCTTGTCGTGACGCGATGCGTGCCTGCCACTCGCGCTGATCTTGGTCGGCGGCAAGCTGACCGCGCTCACTGCCGAACAGCACGCGCTCGGGGATGTCGGCGGCGGCAGAGATTACCTGACGCAGAGAGTCATAGACGCCACGCGGATCGACAGGCGCACCAGTGATCGCGTCGAGGTCCACGCCTCGCGTCTGGATGAGTCGGGTCAGACCGTGCCGCGCTGCGAGGATGTCATCCTCAAACGCTTCGAGATCCTCGTCTGACACGTCTATGTCAGATCCGACATTTGCGTGCCAGATGCCCGCGATGTTCTGCCAGTACAACTCGGCTGACGCGCCGAGCACCTTACTCAAATCATCGACACGGTTGAGCACGCGAGCGAGTCTCGGCTGTCCGTAAACTTGATCCTCAATCGTCTGCTCGGCCACGTGGATGATCCGCTGCCACGGCACTAGCAGCGAGGGGTTCGTCGTCGTGCGTGACGACGAGTCGGTCGTCGTGCCCTGCATCTGGATCTCATAGACCTTCGGCAGTCCGTAGCGCGACGAGGTGGTGTCCTCCTCCCACTCTTTGATCTCGACCGAGCCTTGATGGTAGGCCCGCAGGTACATGATGTCCTCGGGCGACGTGAGGCCGACCGGCTCCTGTGTGACCGGCCCGCCTCGCGTCCCGATCAGTACGACCCCGAACTGGCCGATACCGCTAATCTCGTCCAAGCGCGACAGGTGATGCCAGCAGCGCACCCGGTCGTCGAGCATCGCGATCGTGTCACCGAACGCGCCACCGTCGTCTCCGTAGGCTCGCACGATCGGAGCGTGTCGCCATGATGCCTTCGGTGCCATGTCCACGACACGAGCAGCGATGTCGCCGCGCAGGTAGTAG